TCTCGGTCGGCGTGTGTGGGCGATCAAGGGTGAATCAGCTGTAGCAGGTAGGCGAAATCCTGTTTGGCCGACGAAGAAGCCGACTCGAAAGACGCGTTCGTCGTTCCGACCGGTAATTATCGGCGTGAATTCGGCGAAGGATACGGTTCGGAACCGATTGCACGTTGAGGTGCCGGGACCCGGGTATATGCATTTCCCGACGGATCGCGATATCAACTACTACGCGCAGTTAACGTCTGAGCGGCAGGTGCGCAAGGTGTCCGGCGGCCAAGTCTACAAAGTGTGGGAGCTGCCGCCGGGCCGTGCCAATGAGGCACTGGACTGCCGAGTGTACGGCTATGCCGCGCTCTGTGGGCTGCTTCATCTCGGGCTGAGGCTCAACGTAACGGCTGACGAAGTGAAGGCGGCATTTACGCCCCTTCCGTACGTGGCTCCTGAGCCGGTGGCCGTCGTCCCCGAGGCTGAGGCGCCGGTTACGGTTTCGGCGCGAGGTCCGTCGGTCAAGGTCATCGGCAATCCGAGCAGCGGAAAGTCGCGAGTGAGCCGTCTCGCATAACGGAGTGGTGATGGGTGCATACGATGGACGTAGCAGGGCCGACCTGCAGGCGCAGCTGACCGCGCTGCTGAAGGCCTACGATCAGTTGGCCGCAGGCCAATCGGTCGCGAGCGCGAGCTACTCGCAGAGCGACGGCTCGCGCTCGGTCACCTTCCGTCAAACGGATCTCGGTCTTCTCGACGGGCTGATCTCGAAACTTCAAGAGCAGCTCGGCATCGTGCGTCGAGCACGCAGGCAAATTCGATTCGTGTATCGCTAATGGACAATTCCGTGCAAATTCTCGGCGTGGACGGCAAGCCGTTGCCCCCGCGCCAGGGGCGTGCGTCGATGCTGTCCGGTGCGAGCCAGACCCCCTACGACGCTGCGAACCTGTACGGTGCGCACGTTGAGGACTGGAATCCGTACCTGTGGTCTCCCGATGGGGAGATCAACATGTACCACGACCGGATCACTGCCCGAGCGCGTGACCTGGTCCGAAACGACGGATGGGCGACGGCCGCAGTCATGCGGACGCTCGACAACGTCATCGGCCCGGATTTCCGGCCGATCTCGAAGCCGGACCACGTCGCATTGCGCGCGCTGACCGGCAACAAGGCATTCGATCACGTATGGGCCGATGAATTCGGGCAGCAGGTCGAGGCGAATTATCGCGCATGGGCGCACGACCCCGGCTTCTACTGCGACGCCGAGCGAATGTTGCCAATGCCGGGCCTGTTTCAGGTCGCATTCCGACACAAGATCGTCGACGGCGATGGTCTGGGCCAACTGCACTACCTGCCGCAGCGGGTGAGTGTCGGCCGCGCGCGCTATGCGACTGCGCTTCAGGTGCTCGATCCCGATCGGCTATCGAACCCGCAACTGCAGTTCGACCAACAGGCGTTGCGCGGTGGCGTCGAGGTTGACGAATTCGGTGCGCCGACCTGGTATCACATTCGTGAGGCGCATCAGGGTGACTGGTTCAGCGCTGCAAAGTCCGTTCGCTGGAAACGGATTCCGCGCGAGACGGACTGGGGTCGACAGATCATCGTCCATTCGTACGAGCATGATCGGGCATCGCAGCACCGAGGCATCGGGTTCCTGACTCCCGTGCTGCAGCGCTTCAAGATGCTCATCAAGTACGACGAGACGGAGCTCGACGCGGCGATCATCAACGCATTTTTTGCGGCGTACATCCAGAGCCCGTTCGATGGCGATCTGGTCGAGGAAGCGCTCCAAAGCCCTGACCGCCTGAACAAGTATCAGGAGGAACGCGCAGCGTTTCACGCCGAGCGCAAAACCCGGCTCGGCAATGTCGGCATGACGCACCTGTTCCCGGGCGAGACGATCGGCTCGGTGATGGCGAACCGTCCGAGTGCGAATTACGCGGCGTTTAACAGCGCGTTTCTTCGCAGCTTCTCGGCTTCGACGGGCCTGGCAGCGCAGCAGATCAGTCAGAACTGGGCAGAGGTGAACTACAGCGCGTATCGCTCGGCGATGCTGGAGGCGTGGAAGACTTTTCATCGGCGGCGCCTCGGCTTCGCCGCGACATACACGCAGCCTATCTACACGGGCTGGCTTGAGGAATCGATGGAAGTCGACGATTACCCGATGCCGCTCGGCGACGTGCCCGACTTCATCGAAGCGCGCGCTGCGTATTCGCGTGCGAAGTGGCTCGGCCCAGGCCGTGGTCTGGTGGACATCGTGAAGGAGCGGCAGGGCGCATCGATGGGCGTCGCGGGCGGCTTTTCGTCGCTCGAGGACGAGTGTGCCGAGACGGGCGGTACCGATTGGCGCGAAGTCGCGCAGCGACGTGCGGTCGAAGAGGCCTATTACCGCAATCTCGGCCTGCGGCCGCCGGCGACACTGGTAGGCGACAGCGTCAAGGAAGCGAGCGCTATTCCGGAGGAAGTCTGATGAAGTTTGCGCACATGGCGCAGCGGCTGTTCAACGTGCCGCTCGCGATTCGCCGCGAGAAGGCCGAGGTGATCATGGCCGCGCTGATGGATCGGCTCGGCGTGTCGCAGATCGCGCGGCTCGAAGGCGGTCGACTGAAGCCGATGGCGATGGAAGACTGGGACGACGGCTACGACAGCTTCTCGCGTGAGGGTCGCGTTCCAGATCCCGGCTACGACGTGATTCCCGATACCGGCGTGGCGCTGATCGCGGTACATGGCACGCTTGTGCAGAAGCTCGGCACGTTGCGGCCGTGGTCGGGAATGACAGGCTACGACGGTTTGCGCGAAGCGATCCTACGCGCGCATTCTGATCCGAAGGTCAAGGCGATCGTGCTCGACGTGGATTCGCCCGGTGGCGAGGTGGCCGGATGTTTCGATCTGGTCGACACGATCTACGCGCAGCGTGGCAACAAGCCGATGTGGTCGATCCTGACCGAGTCGGCGTATTCGGCCGGCTATGCGATTGCCAGTGCGGCAGATCGCGTGATCGTGCCGCGGACCGGAGGCGTCGGGTCGGTCGGTGTGATCGTGATGCATGTCGACTGGTCGAAGGCACTGACGAATGCCGGGATGGCCGTGACGTTCATCACCTACGGCGAGCGCAAGGCGGATTTCCATCCGGAGATCCCGCTCTCGAAAGAGGCCTACCAGGCGGCGCAGGCCGACATCAACACGATGGGCGAGCTGTTCGTCGCGACGGTCGCACGTAATCGTGGCCTGTCGGCGGACGTCGTCCGCAAGACGGAGGCCGCCTGCTACATGGGCGATGCCGGCGTGAGCATCGGATTGGCCGATGCCGTGATGGCGCCCGATGAGGCGCTTCTCGCCCTGCTCGCTGAGCTTGGCTGACAACCATTGAAAGGAAAGATATGAAATCGAAAATCTTGGCTCCGTTCGCCAGCTTTCTGAGCAATCCTCCGCGTGCGGCCAGCGCTCGAATCGAAGAAGGCGGCGGTGATGACGAGCGCAAGCAGCGCGACGGGGAGTCCGACGAGGACTACGCGAAGCGCATGGAAGAGCTCGACGAGAAGGAACGTGCCGAGGAGGAAGAGAAGGAAAAGGAAGCTGCCGCGCGCCGCGCCGAAGAAGAACGCGAACGCGAAGAAGCAGAGCGGCGTGCTGCGGCCGAAGGCGACGACGATTCCGAAGACGATGACGGCGATGATGCAACGGCCAGCGCAGCGCGCCAGCGTGAGCGCGTACGGTGCGCCCGCATCATGGCGCACGGCATCAAACTCGGCCGCGCGCGCCAAGCGGGCGTGTTCGCATTCGACACGAAGATGTCTTCGCGCTCGGCGATCGCCGCACTCAACGCTGGCGCCGAAGATGCACCGGCGCAGCCCCGTCGTGTATCCAGCCTGTCGAGCCACATGGCGTCGACCACCATCCCGACGGCGGGTGCAGGTGGCGCAGCGCCGAAAGCCCCGTCCCTGGCCGAGCAGATCGTCCAGGCGGGAAAAATCCGTCGCGGCGAAGCTTGATCGGCCGTTCAATCTGACACGAGTAAGGAGAAGTCATGACGCTTCCCGTCAACACGATCGGCGACAACCCGCAGCAGCCGGGTATCTGGGCCGAAACCTACATTCCCGATCAACTGATCGCGGGCGCGCTGCAGATCGTCTCGCAGCCGATCATCCTGGCTTCCGGAACGCTCCCGCGCGGATCGGTGCTCGGCATGGTCAGCTCGCTGAATGCGATCGCGACGCCTGGCGCCCAGAATGCCGGCAACGGCACGATCGGCAGCGTGAGCGCAGTGGGCGCTCTGGCTGGTGCTTACGTGCTCACGGCCACCGGTGCTACCACCTTCTCGGTGACCGACCCGGAAGGTAATGCGCTGCCGCCGGCTACGGTCGGGACCGCCTACTCGCAGTCCGGCATCGGCTTCACGCTGACGGCGGGCGCTAACGCCTTCGCGGCAGGCGACACGTTCACGATCGAGATCGAAGACGCCGTAGGTACCTACAAGCTGTCGGTGAAGACGGCGACGGACGGCAGCCAGATCCCGTCGGCCATTCTGGCCGACTACGCCGATGCCAGCGCCGGACCCGTGACGGCCGGCGCGTACGTCGCGGCCGAAGTCAACGCGCGTGCACTGAATTTCGATCCGTCGTGGGACATAGCCTCGCTGCGTGCTGCGCTGCGGCAATACACGATTTTCGTCAAGTCCTCGGTCTCCGCTGCCGACCCGACTTAAAACCCGGCTCCGCTTCGAGGAACCCCGCTTCGGCGGGGTTTTTTGTTTCCGGCGCGCAATTCGTTTCAAGGAGATTGAGGGATGTCCACGCCCCAAGGATCGTTGGTGTATGACACCAACACGCTGATTCAGGTGGTTCCGAACCTGAAGTTGGCGCAGCAGTTCATGCTCGACAAGTTTTTCCCGAACATCGTCATGGCAGACTCCGAGAAGGTGTCGATCGACGTCGATGTCGGCCTGCGCAGGATGGCGCCGTTCGTCTCGCCGCTGGTCGAAGGCAAGCTCGTCGAGCAGCGCCGCTACCAGACGAACGAGTTCAAGCCGGCCTACATCAAGGACAAGCGCGCGCCCGATCTGCGCAAGCCCGTGCGCCGCATGATCGGCGAGCGTATCGGCGGCGAGCTGAAGGGCGTCCAGCGCGAGATGGCGAATCTCGAGGCGGAAATGACCGACCAGATCGACATCCTGAACCGTCGCCTGGAATGGATGGCCTGCTGTGCGCTGCGCACCGGCGTCGTCCGCGTCGAAGGCGAAGGCTTCGAGACGGTCGATATCGACTTCGGGCGCGATCCCTCGCTGACCGTGGCGTGGACTGGTGGCCGCAAGTGGACTGTCCAGAACGTGCTTGCGGGTACTGCGACGCCCGCCGACGACATCGAGGCCTGGCAGCACCAGATCCTCAAGAAGTCCGGTGCGAAGGTGACGGATATCGTGTTCACGCCGTCGGCGTGGAGCGGTTTCATCGCCGATCCGAAGCTGAAGGGTGCCATCGTTTTCCCGTCGCTGAACGTCAACGGGAACATCATCAACCCGGGTGCGCAGATCGAGCAGGGTGCCGTCTACAAGGGGCGCTGGGGCCAATACGACCTGTGGGTCTACAACGACTGGTTCATCGACGAGAACGGCGTCGAACGGCCGATGATCCCCGACGGCGAAATCGTCATGAGTGGCGCGAATCTCCTCGGCACGCGCGCCTTCGGCCAGATCATGGATCCCGCGTTCAACTATGAGGCGCTGCCCTATGCGCCGAAGACGTGGGTGACAGAGGATCCGGCGCAGCGCTTCCTGATGATGCAATCGTCGCCGCTGGTGATCCCGAGCCGGGTCAACGCATGCTTCGGCGCGCGCGTGACCGATCCGGTACTCGACTGATGTCGACGCCAACCACACCCGAGGCCGGCGGCAAACCGGCCCGCATGGTGACCGCGGTAGTCGCCCGCGGTCGCACGGTGATGGGAGCCGACGGTAAGGCCGTCGCGGGCGGCGGAGAGGTGTCGCTGCCGCCCGCCGAGGTCGCTGCGCTCCGAAAGTCCGGCTTCCTGACGGATCCCAAGGAACCCGAGGTGCCGCGCAACGATGGTGACACGATCGGGCCGCGCGTTCTCACCAGCTCAACGGTCCAGATCAAGCGAGGCTGACATGTTCGACTTCGACCAGCTGAACGTCGCGATCAACGGCGTGTTCGGCGAGTCGGTGTCGTACCAGCCAGCCGCTGGCGGCGCGCCGTTCGCAGTCTCCGGGGTCGTGGTCGACTCGTTCCGAACGCCTTTCTACAAGGAAGACGGAACGGTCGGCTACACCACCACCGCGCCAGCGATCGGTGTGCGCCTCGCCGACTTTCCCGCCAAGCCAGTCAAGAACGACACGCTGACCCGCCTGAAGACCGGCGACCGCTTCATGGTGGTCGACGTCCACAGCGACGGCATGGGCTGGTTGAACCTGATCCTCAAGGTGATGTAGTGACGACGAAATCCGATTTGCTCGCGGCGGCCCTGCAGGGGCTGGCCGGGCAGACGGCAGCCGGCGCGCGCGTGTACGGCGCGCGCGACCTCTCGACGTGGGACGACGAGTACCCGGTGCTGTTCGTCTCGATGCCGCTCGACGAGGACGGCGAATCGTTCGGTCGCAACGGCGCGCCGGCGTTTACGGTGTCCTGCAGCCTGATCGTCGAGGCGCGCGCGAGCGCCTTGGCGCGTGCCGACGACGGCGGCGCGCTGGATCTCGTCGGCCAGCTCGAAACGCTGCGCGACCAGGTCAAGCGCGCGGTCATCAACTATGGCCCGCTGATGAGCCAGATCCAGCAGTACGCGTTCTTCAAGGTTCGGGGGAAACCCGGGCCGGGCGAGGCCGGCGAGCACGTTGGCGGCGTTGAGATCGAGATCGGACTCGAGTTCGTGCAGGACGCGAGCGACTTCCGGCAGTCCGATCCGCCGCCGCTCGAGGGAATCGGTGTCACGGTGACCATGCCAGAGGGCACGGTCGCGCCGACGTTCTCCATCCCGTTTGAACAATCCATTTCGTAGGAGCGCCGCATGCGCGTGAAACCTGCCCCGGGGCTGCAAGTGCGCGACCCCTTCACGAAGAAGCTGCTGCCGGCCGACGGTATCGACGTGCCCGACGACAGCCCGGTTTGGAACCGGATCCTCAACGACGGCGACGTCGTGCTCATCGCGCCGGCCAAGGCGGCCGCGCCGGTGTCCGCGATCGCTGCACCCGAAGGTGACAAGGCATGAGCACGATTCCGTTTCAAGTCATCCCGTCGAACCTCCGCCTCCCGGGCGCCTATTTCGAGCTCGACAACTCGCAGGCCAACACCGGCGCGACCACGCAGCGCGCGCTCATCATCGGCCAGATTACCGAGGTCGGCACCGCGACGCCGAACGTGCCCATCATCTGCGGTGGCATCGGCGACGCGCAAGCGGCCGGCGGCCCGAATTCCATGCTGGCGAACATGGTGGCCAAGTACCGCCTGAACGATTCGTTCGGCGAGGTATGGATGCTGCCGATCGCTGACGCCGCCGGCGCCACCGCCGCAGCCGGCGCGATCACGTTCACGGCGTCGCCCTCGGTGAACGGCACGCTGTCGCTTTATATCGGCGATCAGCTCGTGACGGTTCCCGTTTCGGCTGGCGATCCGGTCGCGACGCTTGCTACCGAGACGGCCTCCGCCATCAACGCCGTGGCCGGCATTCCAGTTACTGCCGCCGCCGCCGCTGGTGTCGTTACCGTCACGGCGGTGAACAAGGGGGCGTGCGGAAACGAAATCGCAATCCAGTTCAACTACCGCGGCACGGTCGCCGGCGAGGTGCTCCCGGCGGGCCTGACGTACACGATCACGGCGATGACGGACGGCGCGACGAATCCGTCGCTCACGACGGCCCTATCGAACCTCGGTATGACGTCGTTCGACTTCATCGCTAATCCGTACAACGATGCGACTTCGCTGGATGCGGTGAAAGCGCTGCTGAGCGACCAGACCGGCCGCTGGAGTTACCAAGAGCAGCTCTACGGGCATTCGTTCGGGGCGTTCTCGGGGACGTTTGCTGCGTCGACGACGCTCGGCTTGACGCGAAACAACCAGCACGAGACGTTGATCCCTGCGGACAGCAGCCCGTCGCCGAGCTGGCTGTGGGCCGCGGCGCTGGCCGGACAGGCCGCCGTGAGCGTGCGTGCCGATCCGGGTGTCCCGCTGCAGTCGCTGCCCCTGAACGGCATCCTGCCGCCGCCGGTTCCGAAGCGCTGGCCGCCGTCTTTGCGGAACACGCTGTTGTTCGACGGCATGTCGACGTTCACCGTCGCCGACGATGGCACCGTCATGACCGAGAACATCGTCACGACCTACCAGAAGAACGCTCAGGGCGTCGCGGACGACAGCTATCTTGAGGTCGAAACGATGTTCCAGCTCATGCTGGAGATCCGGACGATGCAAGCGATGCTCTCGTCGAAATATGCGCGCTGTAAGCTGGCGGACGACGGATCCCGGCCGCCGGCGGGCTCGAACCTCGTCACGCCGAGCACGATCAAAGCCGACATCATCGCGCTCTATAACGAGCGCGTCGATGCGGGGTTCGTGCAAGGCAAGGCAGCTTTCGCGGCGGCGCTCGTGGTGCAGAAAAACACCGTCAACCCGAATCGCATCGACATCCTCTGGCCCGGCACGCCGGTCAACCAGATGCGCACGTTCGCGACGCTGGTGCAGTTCCGCCTTCAGTAACGCTGCCCGTAGTGCAGAGATTGCCGCCCCGAGGGGCGGCTCTTTCATTTTCAGGAGAAACACATGTCGGGTAGCCAACTACTCGCCGGGATCACGAACGCAAAGATCGACGGCGTGACGTATCAGCTGGAAGGCAAGGCGCGCTACAGCGTGGCGACGGTCAAGCGCGATTCTCTGATCGGCCAA